CTGATTCATGCGATCCAACTACTGAATATGTAGGAGACTCTGGGCCCGGCACAAGTTATTTAGTATCTAATGGTTCAGATTATGTAATACAAAGAAAGGATGAGCAGTAATGGGTAAAAAAGACCCTAGAATACCAAGAGCGCCAATATCTGATGAGGCAGGCGTTTACATTTCTGGATCAGGATTATTTAGCGCCGTTAGTGAAATTATCGTCGCAGACTTAATTTCAGAGGGGGAAATAGAAGGTTTAGTTAGCGGCGAATATGTTTTTGAAGGGAAGGAAGGCGCGATAGGCTACACTACTGGCCAATTTGTACATTATACCGCTTTGGACTCTAGCGGCAATTGCTCCAAAGATTTAGGATTTCTCAGATCTGTTTATTGGAACGAAGTTCCTATAGTGGACAAGGATGGATTTTATAATTTTGCAGAAGTTAATTTAAACTGGAATAAAGGCTTACCTCAAGGCGAAATGCCTGCGCTAAGCTCTAATTTACCCAATGAAGAAAACTCAAAAGGTAATACAGATTTTGAATTAAATGTTTTTAGAAACATTGGAGAAAGATTATTTGGCCCACAAATAGACTTGTCAAAACCAGAGCTAACTCCCGGCTACAAAAGAAGCCAAATAACAGGAACTCCTAACAATGATTATGGTAAAGTTTTCGGCAAAGATAGTTTCGGCAGATTAAGTGATAACCCATCTAATCCTCCTACCCTACTAGGAGAAATTGATAGAAATGCAAAAATATATACTGTTCTAAATAAAGAATGTGTGGCGGTACAGGTAAATTTAAGAATTCCTAGACTCCTTGAAACTATAGTCGATGACCCTTTCGACAATGTCAACGTGCAACGAGCGGGCAAAAGAAGGCAGAGCTTTTTCGACAAAAAAGCCAAACATAAAGATGCTCAGCTAACATTCGGTAACGGAGACATAAGAGCTAGAAAAATTAGAGTACAGATATATACTAGGCCAATATACGACACAAGAAATATAACTACGACTTCTAATATTGCTAATAGAGATCAGCTAGAGCAGGACTTGTATGTTCCTTGGAAGCCTGTGCCTGATATAGACCACACTATCTTTGGAAAAATAGAAGAGCCTTACTTAAAAACGTTAGAAATAAATTTTAAACGTGGTGTTTGGAAAAACCAATTTCCAAGAGACAGCAAAAGATACAAATTCTTTCAAGGGTGGGAGATAAAAATCGTCAGACTTACTCCCGATTCTGTTCAAAGTTATTTAAAAAATCAGTCTTTTGTAGACTCTTTGGTTGAGATATACGACTCTGTAGTGAAATATCCTTACTGCGCTATGGTATACTCTAAATTCAGCGCAGAGTTCTTTAGTAGAATACCCTCTAGAGCCTACGAAACAAATCTTATAAAAGTTCAAATTCCAAATACCTATGACCCTATAATGAGGACTTATACCGAGCCTGATGGTTATTGGGACGGATGCTTCAAACCTTTTAAAGCTTGGACTAATAATCCAGCTTGGTGTTTTTATGATTTAATTTCAAACAATAGATATGGATTAGGAGAGTATATAGATGCCAGCGCCCTTGATAAATGGTCGTTGTATGAAATAGCTAAATATTGCGACGTCTTAGTCCCTGATGGGAGGGGAGGCCTCGAACCTAGGTTCACTCTAAATCACATAATTGTATCCAGAGAAGAGGCGTTTAAAGTTGTTAATGATTTAGCATCTGCCTTTAGAGCTTTAGTTTATTTTGCTAATGGCAGCATATATGTTTCTCAGGATAGACCTAAGCAAATAATTTATTTGTTTAATAACTCAAACGTCGTAGATGGAGCGTTTTCTTATTCGTCTTCTTCAAAAAAAGCTAGGCACACTGTAGCTATAGTAAGGTATAATGATAAAAATAATTTGTATCAGCCAGCTATCTGTTATACAGAAGACCAGCTTGGGATACAAAGATACGGAATTAGAGAAATAGAAACGAGCGCAATAGGATGTACTAGTGAAGGACAAGCAAAAAGATTTGGAGAATGGATATTAAAGAGCGAATTGCTGCAAACTGAAACTATTAATTTTACGGCGGGAACGGAAGGAGCTTATATTAGGCCGGGGGATGTCGTAGGAGTTTACGATCAATTTAGAAGCGATAGAAAATTGGCGGGCAGAACCGTAAAGGTACAAGAAGAAACTTCTGGCTTCGCCCCTTCTGGTGCATTTGACAATTACGAAAGAACCAACGAATTAGGAGAATTTCCTATAACAGGCAATGGCATTATAATTGATCAACCATTAAACTTTACCCCTGATAGAGAATACAAACTTTCTATTTTAACTCCAACTAATTACCTTAACCCTGTTCAAATAACTGGCTCTGACTGTGTTGAGACTATACAAACAACCACAGAAGAAAAAGACTCTTTCGTGACCAAAGAAGTTATGGTCAAAGTTAGCTCGGAAGAAGTTACTGAAGCTATACAATTTAATAAACTAAATCCGGGAGCGGGCAAATTTTTAAACGATCCTATAAGAGTTAGCGACGACAGGAAACAACTATCTTTCTATGATGGCACAGGAGACGGGGGAAATGCCTCGACTTTTACAATTACTTCAGGTAATGCAAGGTTTAGCTCTGACGGCAAAAGTATTATAGGAACAGGTCAAGTAACTATAAAATATGTTTGGGATGACGATGCTTTTAATGTCGGTCGTAAAGCTTTGGAGTCAATTACTATAAAAAACGTAACTTGGATACAAACAGACAGTGAAACGGGAACCGATCTAGGGATAACCTTAGTCCTGAGCGAAACAACCTCTAATTTATTTCCAGAGACCACTGAAATAATAGAACCTTTGGACGGCGACTCTACTGATGACAGCATTTTTACTACAGAGAGAACCTTTGACGTCACAAGTGAAAAAGCTCAATACTCTTTTAGTTTAGATAGCTACCTGCAAAACTCAACAAATAGTTCAGCGAGTCAACAGGCAGGATTTCCAAAGAGAGTAGTTATTGAAGATGGAGACGGAAACGTGTTAGCTCAGTCTAAATATATAGGAGCTAAGTCTATAACCGCTCTTCAAATGGGCGGAGTTAGAGCCAGAGACTATAATACGCTTCAACAAGAAAAATCTAACTACGCATTTGTTCACGGGCAAAAAGTTTTTCTCCCGAAAGCCAAGTATCTTTTTTCTAGCAATAGAAGAAATGGAGACTTATTTAATTGCTTAGATCATTACAGCACTGACTCTGGCGTATCGGCAGCCACTAAAACTTTAGCTTTAGAAGAAATAGCTTATTTAGATTTGCAAGAAACTCCTTCTAGTTACCAGTCTGAAGATGTTCAAGATGATGGGTCTTTAGAAAACTTTAATAAAATATCAAAAAACTTAGAATTAGTGGACAAAAAAAGAGCTATATCCTTGAACTTTGAGAAGCCAAAAGATGTGACCACTTTAAAGATAAAAGTAATTCACCCAATTACTGCATTTGCTGCAAGTGATGAGCTAGCATCTTCATTTTCAGCTAATCCAGACACTCCTTTTGGTGTTCCGGGTTATTACACGGCTCCAGCCGATCGACCAAGTACCTATAAAGATAGATTTAGATTTGTACATCTAAAAAAGACTCATGTTTACGAGACTGTAACAGAAAAAGTTACGGAAACAAAAGTCACAGAAACTATTTCAAATAATTCAACTAATACAGACAAATCATTGACTTCGGCTGACTATCCCGAAATTAGAAAAAGTCAGGTGCAAACTGTATATTTCAGCGGTTTTCAAGCAATACCTTTCACTGGTAATTATAATTCTGATTTTTCCGTAGGAGGCAGTGGAATTTTAACTAAAATATTATTAGACCGCCCAACACAATTAGCTCAAGGTAAAACTAATTATTTAAATTTTACTGATTATTGCATTACTGGATATGATAATTCTTCTGTAGTAGGAGATTTAATGAAGGGCGGGTCCACAGGCGCTTACAGCTCGACTTATTCTAATGTGAACGGGTCTAATTTAGTATGGACTATTGAGCCGAGGTACAAAGACAAGACTGTCAATAGAAATTATACAATGGACCCTGAACTTGCTTCTGGGGAAATGTCTACCTACAAAGTAATTAATATAGAAGAAGAAGACCATAAGTATAAGATTTCTGCGTTGGAATCTAATAATGCCGTATATAGCCAAGACTGGTCCCTAGTTGGTTACGGAGGGGTGCCCGGCGGACCGGCAGAAAATATTAGAGTGGACGAACAAGACACTGGAGGTGATAGCAAAACTCCAAGCAAAAACACTCCGGACTTTGAGTATAATCCAAGTGACGAAGGCGCTTGTTGTGTCTCTATAGGAAATATTAAAACTTGTTATAGTAACTTAAAAAGATCTGAATGCGATGAGCTAAAAGGAGAGTTCTTTAAAGACGAAAGTTGTGTTGATATAAAAAACAGAGGAGAATGTACTAGCGACGAAGAGGTTACTGAACCAGATCCGGATCCTACTCCTGACGCTCAAGAAAGATTTATGAGCCTTCAGTATAAGATTGCTTTAGATATGTCTGATTTCAGTCCATCTCAAGGATTAGAAGACAATATCGCCCAATACTATAAGATAAAACTCTTAAAAGACTCTGATGTATTTGGAGAAGCTACTGATCAGGCTTTAGAATATTATCAGTCATTAGAAGGAATGCCGTCTATAGCTTCGTATGAGGATAAAACTGATACGTATGGAGAGTTCTATCTAAAAACAGAAAAATTGTTTTTCCCTAACACATCTGATGCACTTGCAGGAATTAACTGCATGGGCCTTATCGACGACTATTGTGAATATTCAGAAGATTATATAAAATCAAAAGGATTTCATGTTGTAGAGAAGGTTATGCCGGTTGTCTCTGATAATATAAGTTGGGACAAAACAACCACCTGCAATGACCCTAAAGAGAATACTCAGATAGCTCATTTTTATAACAAGGAATATTCTGCCGCGAATATTAAATCCGGTAAAATATACTGGGTTGCTCCTCCAAATGAAAAATACAAAGTCTTGATACAACATTCTTTGTATACTTTTCCTGAATTTTTGAGAGATGACGATGGGAAACCTATTTCTATAGAAGAAAAGCATCGCGCTACAAAAGACATAAGAGACATAGCTTTTGAGAATCTTACCAACAACACAACTTCTCTTGAAGACGAGACGATAAAAGCGTACAAAGAAGGCTGTTTATGTGATGCTGACAATAGCCAAAAACCATTTGCTGATATAAACTTAGATTATATAGATGGAATAGTAGATAAATCTATATCAACTAAAAAAATTGTCAAAAGTTATGCTGATTTCGGGAAATTAAATTTTTGCGATAGAACTAACTATGAGACTTTTGATTTTACTATCTTTCCAAAAACTACATTTAAAAGTGAAGTACAATACAAAAATGTCTTGGAAAAAGGAGAAGATAATCTGAGGGAGTATATATATCCGGGTCAATACGCTGTATTTACAGTTACTGTCTCGCCAGAATTTGATTTAGATACGGGCGGCGACAGACTAGACTGTCACGACCAAGAAGGATATAGATTTACTTTTGCTTTTAATTTAAGAGACGAGCCTAGCGTTACAAACTCTACAACCTGCAATCTTACGCCAATATTTAGCGCGGACGACCCTAGTGACTCAAATGGATTTACAACTTCGAATGCCCCTAAGCTGTTCGACACTCCGAAAAATATACAATCTCAATTTTTTGTAGAAAACGTAGATGTAGAAAAAGGAATATCCGCAAGCTCTTATATCCCAGTTCAGTACCCCGGGAAAATTTATGTAACTCAAGATGAAAATGGAGCTTCGGTATCTGATAATAGAACAGAGTGTTTGTATGTTGGAGGCTTTAGTAACTTAGATGATGACAAAAAATATGAGATAAAAGATACCACGCCTCATCAAAATCAAAACGCTAGAGGGATAGACACAAACCCAGATGGGTCGTCTAAACTTAACCCGAAATTTACATTTGGGTCAAATATGACAGCAACTTCCGAAGGTCTAACTATGTCTTCTAGCTATTTGGCGGCAAGTGAATGTCTTGAGACTAACTTTATTGAAAAATCCGATGGGACTGTAGAAAAAAATATTCACATACTTTTAGGCCCGTCTTTTCGTCATACACAAATAGCAGACAATTCAAGCAGTCTATTCTTTGACGGTAATATAGAAACGGATTTTAGATCAGATGGACCCGATGGTGAACCTCCGGTGAAAAAGACGATAGCGAAAACGCCTATACACGAACTTTTTGCCCGTGATTAATACACAAATCAGAATCATAAGTATAAAAAATGGCTAAGAAAATAAATATATACTGGGACTCTTTTAATGGCGTAAATGACGACCTTGATTATATTGAGTATCAAGAATTTATTATTTTGGTAAAGTATAATTCGAGGTTTGCCTCTTCTACTTTTCAATCTCAAAAACAAGAAGCGGATGAAAACGATATAGATGAATCTTATTTTACTGTAGACGGCAGAGATTATTTAGAGAGTTCTCCTAATGACGCAAATGTAAAACTTAAAAAATTTCAAACCTATAAACTAACTTATCTCGCGGAAAAAGCTGGCCAATACTATTTTTCTATTTGGGCCGTACTAGACGGCAAATATTATGGGCCCGCCTTATATCCTACAGCAGAAGAAATATCTCAAGGTAATGTAATAAATGTAGACGAAGATACTAATTTAATAAACATAGAAGAGACTATAAATATATATGGCCTTACTTCTACTTTTTTAAACAAAGAAGGAGTCGATGGTTCACCGGGCAGTAAAAGCTTGGGAGAAGGATTGACTGTGGCGGAATTATTAGATCAGCCTAGTCCCGGTTTTAAATATAGAGCTTCCGCGGCACTTTCTTCTAGTCCCGAAACTTCTTTTAAAGGTAAAGCAAGAGCAACTATAAGAGAACCAAGCTCTAATAATACGCCAAGCCCGAACATATACTATGAACTCTACGACTTGGATATAGAGAATGCAAACTTTGTTTTCCCTCAAGTTCTAAACTCATTAGAGGCAGTGGATCAAATAGAAGAAGGAGAGACGTACTATCACGCTGATGGTTCTCAAGGATCTAGGCCTTATGTTATAACTAATAATATAAAAGCAGAGCAAATTCCCCTCAGGCATTTTGATGTAGTTGTAGAAGGGTACAATACCGATACTCTTAAAACTAGTGCTGGAAATAAGCTGCACGATAACACAATAAATTTAAATCAAGAGAAAAGTTTTTCGGACGGAGGCTACGACATTTTAGAAGTTAAACTGTTAGAGCCTAGCGGCCTGCTTTTCTTAAATGAATATTCTGATAGAGATGGCTTTGTGAGCCCTCAAGAAGCCTTTGACAAAAATATACCTTATATCATAGAGCCAAGATTAACAGACGAAGGCAATATTGACCTTACTTTTATTAAAAGCTTTAATTCCTCTACAGAAACCTCTATAAAGCCTCTATCAGAGATAGAAGCTGAATATATAGAACCCTTGATGGGAGTTGTTATTTACTACTCTGACACTCCGTTCTCGATAAATAAAGAAGAGATATCTTTAGATGGAGGAACTAAACAAGTTGTAACTGTAAGCGAGCAGAAAGTTACTGTGAATAGAACTTTTGTTCTTGAAGATGATTTTGAGCAAAACAGTGAAAATATTTTTACAATTCCCGTTCCTTCTGTTTTCTCTTCAAAATCTCTAAAACAGAGCAATGTAATTATTGCAGGATTTGACGAGCTAATCTATCAAAAGCATTTCTCTGAAGATGGAGCTCCTATAGTTAGAGAAGTAAATGGTAAGTCTGTAGAAACTATTTTGGGAGAAAAAAATCTTTCATTTAGCAAAATGGCTCCGCCTATAAATACTTTTTCGAATTATCAAAAATCCGAAGTTAAGGACACTGGGCTTACTACTTCATCTATTTTAATGTACAAAAAGTCCCCTGTAGATGAAGGCTTTAAATCTCAGGCTTTTAGAGCTTTTGCCTATATAAAATACAATAGCAAGGAAAGTATTCAGGTCGAACAAAGCAGTAATCTACAAGAAATATTCAATGATAATTTATATAAAATACATATTCCTTTCAAAGATAAATTAAATTATATTCCTATCATAATACCTTATTTATCAGTTAGCGAAACCGAGACCGAGGTTCTTGAGGCTTTGCCTCCTGACACCAGACACAGACAAAGAGTTAGACTGGTCTCTATAACTACAGAAAAAGCTATTCTGGAAGTTACTGAAGAAGGGGGACAGGGCAGTCCGAATCCTAGACCGATGAAAATTTTTGTTGGTTTTTTGGCTATTACATGATAAAATAAGTTAATGAAATTAATTAATTTCTGTGCGTCTATAAATAAAAATTCTGATGAGCTAATATGCCAATCAGACAAAGACTTTCTTAGCATAGACGAATCTTTCACTGTCAGGATAGAAGATGAGTTTTACGGTATTAGAAAAATAGATAAAAAAGAAGTCTGGTTTGATTTTAAAAATTCTGAAATGGATGGGTCTAGATATTTAATTATAAATGAACTAGAAGAGAACCAATTCTATCCTAGAGATTATGTAGAAATTTATTTCAGTGAATATCAAGCGCAAAAATATGGCATGGTGATAGATGGCGGGAAAGGATATGAGAAAGGGCAAACTATAGTATTTGCGGGTTATGGAGGTGTGTGCAACTTTAAGATAGCTAAAGTCGGAGATCAAGGAGAAGTTCTGTCGTTGTCTATAGAAAATGTCGATAATTTCCTTTGCTCGGGACATAGGGAAATTTTGGTAGAAGGAGGAGGCGGCGAAGGCTTAAAAGTAATTGTAGAATTCTTAGATACTAAGAAAAAAACTATGGTGACTAAAGAAATCAGAAGCACTTTTTTCTCCAAGGGGAACAGCTATTTAGACTTTGAGTATCCAATCGAACAAGACATTGATAATGGTCAAATAAAAATTTACAGATCATCAATTACTTTAGACAAAAAGAATTTAAATGAGCTGCCTAGTCAAGTAGTTTGTATCGCGGAAAAAATAAACTATACGCCAAAACTCAAAATACCTATTGTAGAAAGAGGCACCTTGAACGCCTACAGAGTATACAATGAAGGCGCGACTATTATAGAAGATAAATTTATGGAGCTCGAAAAAAGAATTATAGATTTAGAATCTAAACTCTAAGGTCTCCTGCCTCCAGCGTAAGTAGCGTTGTCTCTTAGTAACCCTCCGGGTCTTTGCTGTCTTTCTATTTCTTTTAGGACAACACCTCGGATAGCTTCGCCAAGTTTCTTTTGCTTTTCGACTTCTTTTTCGTCTCCTCTTTCGGAGTTTTCGCCTTGGCCAGATTGACTCTCGCTTTGCACTTGGGTTTTGCCACCTTTATCTATATTTATTGCTAGGTTTAGATTATTAGTAGTAACGCTGCTGCCACCAGCTCCTCCTTGTCCTCCTACTAAACCTCCCATATTATAACCGGGCATTCTGCCGCGATTCAATTCAGCCATGAACCCTGTCCCGTATTTAGCGGTAGTCTGTGGGCTCATTATATATTCGCCGCCCATTACTAACGCAGGAGAGCCACCTCTTGCCCCTTTTTCTACTGGCTTGCCTTCCCATGCTTTACCCCCCATGGGATTTGATTCTGTTCTTGAGGGGCCGCCGCCAAACGTCTCTCCTTCGGCCTTAGAATGCAATGCTCCTGCACCTATTGTCATTACAGCGGAGATATAGGCTTGGTTTCTCCTAGATCTTTTCTGATCTTTAACTGCATTTATAGCCAGCCGTCTCCTTTCCATTTCTTGGAGTCTATATTGTTTATAGCTGGCTAAAGTTCTTTCTCTTTCAAACATTCTATTAGTCGCAGGGTCATCACTAAATATTCCAGCGCTAGATAATCTTCTGCTCATCGCAAAGCCACCACCGGTAGGCCTTGAAGTATCCTCTCCGCTATACATAAAGTCTTTTGCGAGTGAGACTCTAGCCTGACCGCCAGAAGCATAACTATTTATAGCGTTGAGTGTTCCGTAACCTATTTTTTGCGCTGAGCTCTTTTTAATTACATATTCGCCGCCCTGCATGAAAGTCATAACGTCGTCTCTGACTCCCGAACCCCCTGTGACAACTCCTCCTTGGTTGTACCCTCTTGGAATATATCCCCCCTGACTTTTCTTGGCTGAATTTGCCAAAGACTCAAAGAAGCCAAACAAAGCGTCTACGCCCATATCTATGCCTCTGTCAGCCATTTTCGCGGCTAAGTTTGCGAATATGTCCCTCATAGACTCTTTGAAGTCTTTCGCTCCAGAGGCTATATCTTTTATAGCACTTTTTGTAGAACCTTTAATATCTTCTCCGAGCTCTACCATGGCACTATCAAAAGCTAGAGCCGCGTCATCTCTGTCGTACATAAATGAATCAAAGAAACCTCCTGCTCCTTGAAACCCTTGCCCGCCTCTTATTCTGGACTCTCTAAGCGATTTAGCCGCCGCCGCTTTTTGCGCGCCAGTAACTCCGCCGAAATCTCTATCTATAACCCTCAGACCCCTAACTGTAGTTGCCGCCATTGTTATCGCGTCTTTTCTGCCTTGTAAAAAATTACCCTGCTGAAATTGTTTTCTGGCCTCCAGTTCTTCTTTTTGAGCTTTTATGTTAGCTTCTGTTACTGACCTTTCAAATTCTTTTAATTGCGTTAGGTTATTTATAGACGCGTTATTCTTTTCTAGGTCTTCTACATACTTTAATAAAGCAGTTCTATATTTAGTCAAGGCTCCAGACTGCTCTGCTGTTAATTGTGTTGTTCCTCCAAGTTGATTAAGTCTCTGTACAGACTTTCTTAGATCTGAGGCGATACCTTCTTCAGTAAATAGCCCAGCGTCGAAACCCTCTCTCATAAGAGATATCCTACTTAATTCGTCTTGTATAGGATTAAAATTCTTACCCTCTACAGTTCCGCCTCCAGAACCTGCGCCCATGCCAAACTGATTCTGCAAAGAAGTTAGCATGCTTCCGCCAAGTTCGTTGAGTCTCTTTCCTGTTAATATCTCTCTAGTTTGATTAAGCTGTAGCTCCTCTAAGCCATATTTGTTATCTAAGAAACCTCCTAGATTTGCAGATTGGAAATTCAGGGCAGCCATATCACCGCCTCTTATACCTGCTAGGCTAGCGCCCGATTTAAAATCTATAGCAGCTAAGGCCTGCTTGTTGGCGGTGCTAGCTCTCAGCATTTTCAACTGATTATCTAAAGCGACTCTACCTTTAATTAAATCAATATTGCTATCTAGAATTCCATCAAGCATTTCTTTGTTAGCTTTAGTAAAGTCTTTTCGTTGTTTTACTTGTATTTGTGTATTTTTAACTATATCTTCACCAGCTTTATTACTTGCAAGAGCCTCTCTAGCTATATCTACTAATTGGTTTTTTAATTTTACAGGCACATTTTCTCCAAGCAGGGCTTCGCCAAACCCTGCAGCAAGTTTTCCGTCTTTCACTAAAGATTGCACGACTTTTAGAAAGGAATCCTTGAAAAAGTCTGCTCCCATGAAGCTTGGTGCTTTTGCTGCGGTAGTAGCATCCATTCCCATAACAGATTTGAAACCCTCTGCTATAATTTGCTGACGAGTCTGTCCAGCTATTCCTTTGCCTTGAATGTCTGTCAAAGAAGTGAATAGGGTATTAAAGCTATCTGCGTATGTTTTTACAAACTTTTCATTGCCTCCGAAGTCTTTTAGTTTTGCATCTAAATCAGTAAGCATGCCGTGCTGAGCAGCCACATCCAGAGACCCATAATGTTGAATCAGAGAGGGTGCTTGGCGTTCGTGCGCCTCAAAGTCTGCCTGCGTCGGTAAAGCGGCGGTCGCTGTCATCGCTCTTATATTTTTAAAAGCTGTAGCACTCTGTTTTCTGCCTTCTGCCAACATTACAGCTTCTTGCAAAGCCCCCATACCCTCTTGTTTGCCTTGAAGCTGTTCTATAAGTATACGTCTTATAGTGTCAGGGGATCCAATACCTTTTAATGAATCTTTTTTACCTGCTCTCACAGCCTGTACATACAAAGCCTCTAGCTGCACCCTTCTCTGATTTAATTGCTCCTCGGTTATAGTCCCATCTTTTACCAACTCCCTTAGATTCATCGCATCTTGAGCCATGGCGCTCATTGCATTTTTGAAGTCGCCAGTCTCGCCTAAAGTTCTTTGCAACTCTTCTTCTAGTTCTTGTAATGCTTTTTCTGTTGGATCTGCTTTACCCATGCCGTAACCAAGAGCGGCTCCTCCTGCGGCCAGTCCAGCGGTCGCCAGAAGGCTCAGGCCGCCTGTAAAAGGAGCTAATGCTGCTCCAGCCATCATACCCACACTGCCCCCAGTTATACCACCCATCAAGCCACCTTCGTCCATACCTGTCTTTTTAGCTATAGCCGGAGCCATCATATAGCCTCCCATAGACACTGCCATTCCTAGAGGCCCACCTGCACGACCAAGCATCCTAGACAGTCTGCCTGTAGCTTTCGTGCTTTTCTTCGTTTCTTCAGTGTCTTTTTTCGTAGCTTCAGTACCTTTTTTCGTTTCCTCCTTTAGGCCAGCACTTTCCGGCGATTCTATTATAATTTTACCGCTTGATGATATCAAGTGGGAGGGCATACCTTTATCGGCCATAAACTTTAGAGTCTTCGCGTCGGCTCCACCTATTCCTTTTGCGTCTTCGAAATCTACAAAGTTAGGTACTCCATGAGTCTTTGGATTTATACCCATGCTTCTCGACCTACTGATACCTTGCCCTAAGCCACCGGGTTCATGAATTGTATTATATACTCCTAAACCCCTCGGATTACCCGGACTTCTCAAAGCTTGATTTGCTCCCACGCGAATCGCAGACGCGGGAACACCGGCCGCTCTTTCTCTTTTAATAGCGTCTGTTAAAGGAGAAAAGTTCGGAACTAACCCTAAAGCTCTACCTCTACCTCTGCCTCCGCCGACTGTAGGTAAAAGTTTTTCTGCTCTCTCTGATATTTCCTCTTTTTTTAATCTGTCCATAAAAGGAAGCGCTCCACTTTCTTTGAACAACGGACCGCTAACAGCATCTGCCGCTATTAATATACCTTGGTTATAAGACTTTTTAATTATACTTCTTATAGCGTCTGAGGTGGCAGTTCTTTTTGCGTCGGCCCTTTGAAGCATTGGGTCAAACCTCAGATGCCTTTTGAAATTTTTAGTAGGAGATCCAGACTCTTCGAAATCAAACGGCGCGTTGTCTGTGCCTCCTGTAGCCTGCATGAACCTAGTTGGGCTATGTAAAGCTAGCTGAATAGACTTTTCGAACAGTTCTCCTTCTGTAGATTTCGGGAGAAGTCTTTTCCCCATCATTTTTTCTTTGATTTTATCTACTCTAGGACCTTGATTGCCTAATACTCCCCCTATAGCTTGCGCTCCTATTCTTGCTAAAGGATCTATCAGCTCATTGTTTATAGCTTGACTAAAATTAAATGCGTCTTCTCCCTGAGCTTGCAGACTCCTTCTCAGCACCTCGAGAGAAGAAACTTGAATATTTTTGAACCCTATTACTTCTTTGCTTGCTCTAAGGGCCGCAGCTTCTCCTTCTGTTTTCTTGACTCTATCTATATAAGGTTTAAATACTTTTAGCTGCCCTATAGATGTACTTGTTGTGCCATTTTTCCTACTCGCACCTGTTAGGGACACCACTCCAACTTGGCCCTTGGTGTCATAATAGTCTTTAAATTTGTCTACTTTCCCGCCAGCGGGTTTTTTAACTCTTGGGTCTACTATGAAGCCTTCATTGACTAAGTTTTGTATTTGCTGATTGCTAACATCAACCTTTTGCCCCTTTTCAACCGGTCCGATACTCGCTGACGCTCTACCACGCTTAAGCATGGTTACAGTGTAATTAAAGTTAGGAACAAAGCCGCCAGCTGCGTAAGGATCGAAGCCGTGTGCAGCGCCGAAGGCCTTTTTGTAATTAGACCCGGCTGCGCTGCTACGCGGTGGCATTATAGCAGGTTGAACCATACCCGGGAATTGCTTGACGGTCTCTGCGCCATTGTACATAACGGAGCCTTCTCCGGGTATACTCATGGTCTTTATGCCTCCTGCCCTATAACCTCCTGCTGCGGCCGCGGCTCTCTCGGCATTAGGATCGGCAAAGTTGGGAACGAAGCCGTGTGCTCTCCCGCCTCTTCTCATCGGCCCAAAAGTCATCATACTCGCAGATATAGACCTTGAAGTCGCTGCTAGCTTGGTTGCTTCTACGTTAGAAGCTCTCATAGCAGCTAGCATGTCTTTTGCTGCGGCTGCGGCTGATAGTTCTCCTCTTTCTATCTGTTTAATTATAGCAGGCTGTCTAGTCAGCTCTGCAGTGACGGCCGCTTCTATATCTTTTCTCTGCAGTATACTTTTATTTAATTCAAAAATACCTGCTATAGCTTTACCTGTAAATTTACCAAAGTCTATAAACAGCTTACCGATTCCAGCAGTGACCAACACTAGTCCCGGCCCGCCTATAAAACTACCTATGCCTTTTAATATATCTTTGCCTATACCTTTGCCAAATTCTTCAAATCTACCGCCCTCTGAAAAAGCTCCTATAGCAGAGTTTACCAAACCCAAAACATTTTCTATAGCTGGTTTTAAAGTTGCTCCTCCTATAGCTGATCCAGCTTTAGTAAGATTTACAAGAGTCTTATTGACTAAAGCATCAAGAGTTTGGTTTAACTGTTCGTTTTTTCTGTAAGCCTCGTCTGTGGCTGTGGCCGACTCTCTGACCGCTCTACTGTACACGCCATATTTACTGGAAAGATCGCCTAAAGCTGCGCGTAAAATATTAACTTGGAAAACACCAGCGACACTTTCAGCTATCTGCCCCTGTTGTATCTGACTCAGGTCTTGGAACTTGGCCGCCAAATTCTCCAAAACTTTAGTCGCTGGCAGCATGGCTCCCTGCATGTCTCTGGTGGCAACTCCAATTTGAGCCAGTTTTTTCTGTACGTCGGTTCTCTGTATTCTAGTAAATATAGTTTTGAAGGCGTTACCAATAACAGCGCCGCCTCGAGCAGTTCTTTGTTGTACTGCGGTAGTTATAGCGAGGAGCTCGTCCATGCTAACACCTGCGTCAACAGCAGATGAACCAACACGAGAAATAGCTTTTGCAAGATCGTCTGAGCTAACAGCAAATGCCTGATCGACCTTTGCCATTTTGTTCACGACCTGAGCTGAATTAATTCCAGCTTTAGCAAATGAGTTTACTGCTGCGGTTAGAGAAGATACAGCTTCCTCTGCGCCCATACCTGTCAAACGCGACAGGATCATCGCATCGTTTAATCTTTTTAAAGTCTTTTCCGTACCAAGACCCTGACGAGCCAACTCGGTTGCTCCTGCGGCTATAGTCTTAAAAGATTGTCCTGTTTGAGCAGCTACCTTAAATAGTTGATCTCCAAACTGTTGCAAGCTTGCTGCGCTAGCTCCCAAAACGACATTAATATCAGTTAAAGATTTTTCTACCGCTACTGTAGCTTTTACAGTTTCTTTTAGAGCTTTTTGAACTTGGAATATGAGTCCTGCTGAAGCGCCAAACGCAATAACACGAGCGTTTGCAGCGGCCATTGATTTTTCAAACTCGCCAGCATTTGCTGTAGCTGCGGATAGGCCTTCACCTAAAGGCTTAAGGGACTTACCTCCTCTTCCGCCTATAGACGCAACCCTCTTCTCAACACCAGCTAAAGACCTATCTAACTTTTTTAGATCTTTTTCAGCCTTTGCCGTGATTATCTCTAATTCTGCCCGTAACTTTTCCGTAGCCACGTATTAAATTACACTTTTTTTACTTAACTCCGTGTAATTTCATCATATCCTCCATGCTAAGTCTACCCCCTTGTTCTTTGGCTTTTTGATCTAAATCTATAACATCTTGGCTTTGGTCAATACCCGCTTTTGCCAAGTCTTCTTTTGTGGCTCCTACTATACTAGATGCTCCACCCTCACCTTCGCTAGAGCTCTTTTCTAGTATTTCTTTAACATTTTTACTGGATTCTGCCCATTCGATTAATTTTTCTGGATCTTCTACTATATGATCTGGTATTTTGTCTTCAGAATTTTGAATTATACTTTTAAAATATTTACCGTAGCTAAACAACTCGGCTTGATAAAAGGTTAAATGTATTATAGGTTTCCCGTAAAAATTAAATATATTGTCATCTGACAAATAAAATATATTAGTAAAAAAATCAGATAAAGAAATTCTTTTGAGATTTTCTCCTTGGAATTTTTCATTATTTTGAGAATATATACTAAATATCTCAGATACTTGGCTTTCTTCTAGATCGTCAAATTCATTCTCTTTAAACATTCTTTTCCCATCTTTGTCTAATATAGATAAATGCATGTAGTATTCATTTATCCTTCTGTGGGCATATTCTTCTGCGGTGAACCCAACTATAGATTCTTTCTCTGCTAAAATCTCATATAATTTTTCTTCATTTTGTTTTATCTCTTTTTTGATCTGGTCTATTTGGGCTTGAAGAAAAAGTTTGGATTTAGTTTTATTTAATCCTTTCACTAAGTTTTGAATCCTTTTGACTTCATCATCTTTTTCGCTGGACCAGAGACCTTCTTTTATCAAATATTCTATCTTATCTTCTCTTTTGGATAGACCTTGACTGACAGCTTTTTCAAAATAAAAATGGTTTTTGATATCAGTTTTCGCCGCATCTAAATTATTTATATGCTTTATTCTTATCTCACCAAAGTTATTTGTGTTAATCAAAGAGTAACCTTCGATTATCTCAGAAAAAACTAATTTTAACTTTTGTTTTTCCATAAAAAATAGCCCCCCGAAGGGGGCTTGGTTTTAATACAACTAAAAGTATTCTAAATGCCCCTTACTTTTTCTTAGCTTCTTTTTTGGGCTTTTCTTCTGTTTTCTCCTCTTCTTCGTCAAGCTCTGTGACATTCTTTTTAAGCTCGTCGAATTGTTCTTTGCTATTAGGTCTAGCGAAGTACCATAAACTTATATTGTAGGTAAACTCTGCCACTACAGAAGTAAGGAAAGGGTCTTGGCCGTCATCAATTTCGTCATACTTCTCTAAACGGTCCTCAAGTTCTCCTTTGTCAAAAAATGGAGTTTCATCATCATTATAAGACATGAATAAAACCCACCAAAGAATAGCTTTATTTCTAGCACGAGATTCTGCGGTATCTTCAAAGATAGACTCTTCGGCCATATTATATCTTCTCATTGTTTCAAGATATGGCTTAGCTTTATCTTCTAGTTCTTTATGCTTTTTCTTTTGATTGTTCGTCCTTTTCTTTTCGTCGATTACATTGATTTCTTCTTGTTGAGCATATATCTCTCGTAGCTCTTTAGTAATTTCGTCAAAAGCTTTTTGTTGAAGGTCATTCATTATACCGCCGTCATTAGTATAACGTTTATGAAGCAGCGGCCGAGTTATCATTCCGGCGCGAATAGCTTTTCCTAACTCTACTCCATAATACAGTTCGCCTTCGTCCAGCATTGCGCGGGTAGGCCTTCTCAGGAAGAATTTCTTTTCGACTTCCTCCTCTACTGTTTTCTTTGCGGTGATTTCCTCCCCGTCTTTATTTACGTCAGGGACCTCTTTTTCTACCGTTTCCTTTTTCTTTAAAACGAATTCGTATAACCTTTTCATTTCTTTATATTCTTATGGAATTCAAGATATTTGTCAAAATATTCTTCAAGCTCACGAATAGTATCGTTTCCTTGGTCAAGGATGCGTTTCCGTATTCTTTTATAACTTTCTTCTGGGATTTGAATTCCCTCTGAGCTGAGGTCTTCTAAAATGAAGAAGAATGATTTATATAAACCTGTAATTTTTCTCTTTAATTGAAACGAGAAAAAGTTTTCGACAATATCTTTTTCCATAATGTACCTTTACTGTGCCTTTTACCTATAAATAATTACACACAAAAACAAGAAAAAAGCCCCTAAAAAGGGGCTTGGATTTTGTTTATTGTAGGTCTGAAACGCTTCTAGAGCGTTGCCTCCCTGAAATAAACTAACTTAGGCATCTCCTGCTCTCTCTATCCCTAAATCTGGGCCATCTTCTGAAGGTTCTGGAGCTGGCTCCGGCATTGGCTCGGGAGCGGGAGGTTCCGGTTCGGGCTCTGGTTCAGGAGCGGGTGGCTCCGGCATTGGCTCTGGTGCCGGGGCGGGGGTTTCCCCCGCCATCTTAGCACCGTTTCTTCGTCTCCAATATTCTGCGTCTCTTTCCATAATATTTTATTCCTTTAAGTTAATTATTAAGCTATCGGTGTCGGTATCTGAAGATCTACCGTATCGCCACTAGCGGATATAGAATTACCTAGACTATCTTGAGTGTTTTCATGAACAAACCCTGATAATCTAATATCCTTAGCGATTCCAGCAGTATTTGCTATAACGTTTAGCTTAGTCTGTCCAGCAGCCGTTAGGCCTAAGATGAACGTTTTATCAAGGATATTATTAGTTAATACATAATCACTTGTATGAGTGAGGGCTGCGAATGGTGAAGTTACGGCAGTGCCGTCGCCTATTCCTGTAAACAGAGAGAAGTCCGCGACAGTTAGATCTCTAGTGCCTCCAAAAGTAACAGACTCATTGAAGTCAAAGAGATATTGACCAGTAGTAGTTCCTGCTCTATACTGATCAGCACTTGTGACCTCGAGAGTGTTAAAGGTCGGTCCAGAAGTATCAACATTGTTAGTCTGAGTGATACCAGCCATGAACAAGCCAACGTCTGTCTGTCTCGGTCCACCAATTTGAGTACTGAAGTCAAGAGTCACTGACTTATTGTCGCCGATAGAAGAACTAAATGACTGAGAGTCTGGTTTCATGTCTTTCAACACGTACTTACAGACGGTAGTTTTAGCGTCTGATCCGCAAAGATCTCCAGTAACACCTTTTAGCTCGATTTCGACATTGTAGGACTTCTCGCAATCAATAAGATCATTTAAGTTTCCTGTGGTCAGATCTGTTAAGATGGCGTCAAAGCTTAATCCTACGCTAACAGGAAAGTCTACCTCGCGGGCAAAAGCAAACCTGTTGCCAAGTCTTTGGATTGGAGTTCTCCCTAAGTCGAAAGAGATGTTGTAGCTCTGAATATTGGCAGAATCAGTAGCGTCTCCAGCGCTTGTTGGTAGCTTGGCGCCTCCTAAAGAGTAGTTGGTGGTGCCAAATACTGGAGTGCCATCGTTTTCAGCTACCTTAATAGTAATATCGCCCGGGCGGAGAGTACTAATAGCCAGAACTCCAGAGCTGTTCGAATCTGAAGAAACTAAAGCTGCGTCTCCGCTGACAGGAGGCAAAGATACTTTATTTGCTGCTGGAGCAGCAGTTCCGTCTACTCTGTTAATACCCGGATTAGGCAACAACTGAGTTCCGGTTGAAAAATTCATATTCATACCCTCTACAGAAACAGAAACTGTAGGAAAACCTCCAACAGAGGCTTCTGTCGAATAAGAGGTCATGAAACCGTTACCAATACCAATAGTAGAGGCATTCTGAGTACCGTCTAAATTGTCTCTACTAGTGTCTCCAACAGCGTCTTCACCTTCACGAGATGTCTGAATGAAATAGTTTCTTTCGTCTTCGGTTTTATTTAAAACCCCAGATAAAGCAGAAGTCATGCCTTCTACAGTAGTGCTGGTTTCATTAACGAAAAAACCTAAGTTTTCCTCGTTAGCAAAATTTGCCAAAAGATAAGAAAAATCTAATGATACAGTAGGAGTGTCTAAAACCACTCTGTCAATAGCGGCCAACTCGCCGAATTGGTTAACGTCAGTTCTGCTAATATTAAAAGAATAGTTGGCAGACTGTACTCTGTGGATTTGCTTTATATCTCCCTGATTGTGTGTATCAGTGACTCCAGTCTTTTGACCGGCGAATAAAGCTTCACTTTGGTATATTACTCTATTTTTAGCCATATTAAAACCTTTTTTAAGTTGTTATTTGATATTACAGTTAATATCGCTAAAAGAGAAATAAAAATCAACAATTTCGCGGATATCTGAACTTAGTAAGCTCGAAATCAATAATACTAGTGAAGATATCAGGATTAAGAGACCTGATCTTACTTTGCACTCCTCGCTCTAGATTTGAGACAAATACGTCTTCGACAAAGCAGGAAGCGGCAGATCCTTTTGAGCTTGTAGCGGTAGAAAAGTTATATTGAGAGCCATCTTTATAACCACCAAATGAATTAAATGGCATTTCACTAGCTTCAAAAAGTGGGACTAGGGTCTTTTGGGTGTCTCTGAATATCGACCCCACCGCGTCTAACTCGAATTGACTTTGCGCTAAAACTATAGCTCGAATGTTAATAGTAGTTTGATCTTGGCCGCCAAAAGATATAGGCTCGTTAGAAGTTCCCATATTTTTTAAATATACCACAGGATACGTCTTTGTATCAGCCTCTAAGCCAGTTGGTGTTAAGTCTATTCTGTTTCTTTCTGTATATTTCGTTTCAAAAAGAATTTTATCTTCTGGTTGATTTGTCAGGTAAACGTTGAAGTCTTTTATTGCAAAAGAGCCTGTTATATCTGCAGTCTGCTCTCCAGAAAAATAAACTTTTCCATCTAAATAATTTATATCAAAAAGACCTGTCGCTCCTCCTTGGCCGCGATTTACTAAATTATTGGCCCCAACATATAATCCAGTTGGAATAGTAGCTCCAGTGATAGACGCGTCAGCCACAAATTGTGAATAAGAACTAGAATATGTTTTATATCCTCCGTATTCTTCAGAAGCGTCGTAAAACTTACCAGTTACATTTTCGAAAGCCTCACCTTTATCTAATAGTTTGTTATCAAACCATAGAAAAAAGCTAGACATTACTTTGTTATCAAATTGTGGCTTCATAATCCTAAGTTGGCTCTAAATTTATTTATAATAGGAGACAAGTAAGGGACTGGTTTATAATTAAAGTCTCTTACTATATACTCTGACTGAATAGCTGTGCCAGACCTACTTGTTCTGTATTTCGAATTAGCTAAGGTATAATTAAAATTGCTAATACCTCCTTTTTCTATAGCCCTTACCCAACTTCTGCCGCCGCCCCAAGGGAGAGGGGTTTGGGTGTAAATTTCTGTAAGACTTGGAAAGTTTACTGTAAAATCATAACTTATCCTAGTAGGGGTGATTTTCTTTTTTAAAGGAACTCTTTTTAAATGTATAAAATTTGAATAAGCGCTTCTTAAGACTTCAATTGGCTTATCTCCTGCGCTAAATCCTAAAAATTCAAACAAATTTGCCTGATACCCTAAAGCTGAACTCTTTGTTCCGCCTTCTATACTTTGCGTTACTTCATGGTTGTCTATTTCCTGCAAAAGTATTTGCTGGGCCGTTTTAAGTTTTTTGGAAGCTGAACTAAAAGCTAAATTTTCCAAAGCTTTTGATTTTGTTGGATCAAACTGCTTTTTTAACATTTGTTGCAAATTTAACTTTAATTTTCTAGCCATTACGTAGTTGCCTCTAAATAAAACACAAAATATTTTTGACCGAGGTATTCTCTTGTCCCGTCGTCTGTAATTACATTGTAGTTTTTCCCTTGAACTACTATAGATTCAGTTTTTCCATTATTTTTAATATAATCCCTACAGTCTTGCTCTACTTTAATTCTTACTTCGCCTCTAATATCTTCTACTTTTATGTCATCAACTATCTGCTCATCTTGCCTCTCTTTAAAGTTGACTAATGCGTCAAAAGTGTTGCTAACAGTTTGATACTCTACAATTTCTTTTTGGGCTCCGTACCCAGCGTATATACTTTGAGACTGGTTAGTGATAACCTTTTTTGGCTGTTTGAATATAGTTATAGTTTCTTTAAACGTATCAAAATGA